CGCATTTGGAAAGAGACTCGAGCCACGACTCAAGCTCCGATGACGATTCGAAGTTAATCTGAGTAGCGATGGCTTCAAGCATCATTGGGACGTCGTCGTCCTCGACGCAGTACGGTCCCCCAGCAACGCGGTAAAACATGTCCTTGTCGTTCGCAAGCAGGTCCGCCATCTCCTTTGAGAGAACAGGGCGGCCTTCGTCGTCAACTTCTACGATGCCTTCGTAGCAATGCAGATCGACGTCGTACATGCGAGCGACAGCGATGAGATATTCACGGATACCTGGAGTCTTGGAGTCGGTTGTCCAATACCCGTGGAGCTTCAGCTTGTATTTCTCAACGTCGCCATTGCGTGCGACTGAGATCTTGCGGCATGCCTTTGCGACATCCGCGTACGAAGCCAATGACTCCAACGGACGTGGATAATGGCGTCCTAGGAAGAAAGTACCGTTCTCAGGACGCGAGAACGACACTTTAAGGATCATCCCAATAGTCCCTGTAATGTACGTCGCGGCTTCATTCCAATCCGCGTCAGAGATGTTGGGAAGATGAGCACCCACGCCGTCGTCGCCAAACTTCGGGCCAATGACAGCATAGGGGATGCTCCAGATGTCGGGCGTGTTGTCAGTGAACATAAAATCACCCCAGAAAACGTGAGTTAGGGTGGTATGCTCGGTATAAAACGCAAGCGCGGTGCGGATGGTACTCTTCCTGACAGTGCCGAAATCCAGTTCCTTGCCGTGTCGCAACCGATAGGTATGCTTCGTGACTGCATAGCACGTCGTCACGAACTCAACGAAAGCGGCAACCAACGTGTTGAGCTCCGTAGTCACGCCAGAGCCGCTGTTGTTCTTGTAGCCAGTGTTGACTAATTTGCCGTTGAGCATCGTGGTGATGTCCACATTGTCCTCGAGGGTCTTCTTGACTTCCTCGTAGTCGGACGGGTGGACGAACGCCAGGACGAACTTGACAAAGAGCGACTTGTAAATGTATTCGCTGATCGTTTCATCCATCTTGGTGTAGTCCGTGTCATGCACACCGCTCACCTGGTGTATCCCATCGTCATTGCTAGCCTCCATCGCAATCTGAGTAAGATTGCGAATAGCGGTAGCAACGTCATGTGGAGAACCCCCGGGCATGAAGAATCCGCAGTGTTTGAGTACTTCCTTGATAAGGAGGCCAACTCGTCCAGTCTGAATGGCCAATTCCTCGTTCAACTGCGTGATTCCTCGCGGCGCGGCACTCGCCTTTGGTCCCACCTCGTTCTTGAGGTTTGTCTTAGGAAGAGAAGGGCGAGCAAGAAGTTCGGCATAGCGTTGTAGACGCGCGGCTTGGAGCGCCTGCGTGCGCCGATCAAAGATCACTTGCGGTGCACACAGTGTAACCGATCCCAAGGCGATGCCGGATTCGCCTGAGACCTGATCGATGAAGCGAGCGAGCAGCATGTCAAGAACCTCCTTGAAGGGAGCCGGTGGCTCAATCTTGTTGCTGTACTTCTCGAGACGCTTCTTCTTGTACGCGTCGTGAGCAGCGTCAGACTTCGTATCTGCCACGCCAGGACCGCCGCCAAAAGGATTCGGCGCGCCTTCAGTTGCGGTCCCAAACTCGGCAACGTCATCGTCAAGTGACCCATCCTGACGAGTGTACATTATGTTTGGCCGAGGTCGATACTCGATGGGAATTCCGAAGTAGGAAACCAAGATTGGCTCTAATCCTCCCGGGCGCCAGATGGTGTGCATCTGCATGGTGCGCTTGACTTCCGAGACACCGTACCCTTTTGGGCGGTTCTTCCCCATGAGGTTGAACACTTTGTACTGGTTCTCCGTCAATTCCATCGAGGTCTCAGGCCCCATATCGTAAGCGTACTTAATGCTATACGTGGGGCTTGCGGATTCACCGAACAGCCCGCACAAGAACGTATCCTGTTTGAGCTTGGAGTCCCCCTGGACGACGACGACGTTGTCTGCCTTCTTCAGTGGCACGCCATCGAAGGGACTGCCCTGGACCACGTTCATTATCAGGTCGCAAACCGGCTTCGAAAGATTCGTAGTCGCGTTGCGAGCCAGCCAGACCCACTTGTGATGCGAGCCCGCCTGGTATTGGATGGAGACGTTGTACGTCGTGAACGCAATGTGGCCAGGGTGTTCGATGTAGATGAAGTCGTTTGCCGTGTAGTTCCACGGGCGCTGGTTGTGATAAGTTGCGCCATTGATCCGAGAAACGCGTTCAGTGACCACGACTTCTTGGTCAGCGTTCAGGGTGTAGTACCACACGGAATCCGTACCGACACCTGCGAGCTTGTTGTACTCGGGGGTGACGATAACCATATTCGAGCCGGCATATGGGGCAAAATTGTCGATGTACATGTCTTGATCCACGAATGTGTACACCATGCCGGGGTCGAACGTATCACCCGAATTTGCGTGCTGTAGGTCTTTAACGCCGTGCAATTCACGACGGCCTGCTGCTTTCACGTCGCGAGCCGCCCCGCTCTTGCTAGGGTCGAAGTCGCGGAATCCAGCATTGTGCAGGCACGCACGCATGGCTGTAACGCCAACCTTGCGGGAGGCGCCAGCGGTCGGATGGTCGCTTAACGTGCTCGCAATAGCCTCAGGAGACGCCGCCGGAGGGGTGAATCCATCAGCCAACTGCCGGAAGATTGAGTGGTCGTGCTGTTTCTGGTGTTTCGGGACCTTCTTTCTGGCAGTCGAGTCGAAAGCGTGCGATACCGTCTCGGATCGGATGATTGCCGAGGCGACACGCAATGCGCGCTCCTCGCCAGTGACTTGGGTGCTGCGGTCTTTAATCCACCAAGTGGAACCTTGGACAGACGAGTGCTTAATCTTCAGAAGCTCTCGCCGCAAGTAGCCGCGTGCCCACGCACTCACTGGAAGACACAAGACTTCAATCTCCCGAGAGGCAAGTTTGGCGATGGTGCGCAGCCATGGCACGCGAAGAGCATCCCCGATAAAGAGGTTCTCTTGCGTGGCACGGCGATCGTCATGGATGAGCAGGCCTTCCAGAAACTGGGAGACCGGCTCGCCAGCCTTCACGCCACCTGGTGCTGACGTAAAGCTACCGGAGGTATGAACACCCAGCTGGTTAAAGCTAGGCGCGTGAAGGCTGGGCCTACCGTCCGCAGTGTCGGTAGGCGCAGCACCCCGATGCTTGCCATCTGGATGAGCGGACATAGTGGCCTGTTAGGGCCACCACAATCGGCGTCCAGAAAGCGGTTACAGGGTGCTGTCACAGCCCGCAAGCTGTGGTCCAAAAAGTCCCGGCTATCCTCAGTACAAGCTGCGGCCTAGTGG